CTTTGCCAGTTTCGGGGTCTGTAATTTTTAAAAAACCACGAACATAGATTCCTGTTGATTCATTTGGGCGTTCTTCGCTGACTCTTTTGGGTTCCGGCTCGTCAGATATAAACTCAGTAGAATCTGTATTGTTATTTATCATAGTATAACTGCCCATATTACTCTTGGTCCTTCGCTATCATCCCGCTCTAAACTCTTAGCAAAAACTGCATTGGAATCTGGCTTGTACCATTTAGCAGCAGTGGCGTAACCTGCACTGTTGCTAGTAATTAATAAATCGCCTTTGTTCACTGAACCTACTACTTTGACTGGAACTTTGCCTCGGAGAGCAAGCGGCACGCCGTTTTCTTGCGCTTCGTTCATAACATAAGCAGGCTGTGTAGAAATAGCGCCTGCAACTCTAGTATCACCTTGCTGGTCAGTAACTGTAATTTCTTGCTCGCCACCAAACACAACTACTGTACCTGGATCGTAATATTGATCCGGTACATACATCTCAGCCAAGTCAGCGTATAATGCATATGTTGCATTGGCAGTTACAGTTCCTGATGCCCAAATATTAGCCCATCTGTAAGTAACATTTCCTATATCGTAAGTTGCATTTGCAGTCGGTGTTATATTACCAGTAACCTGTAAGTCACCCCCTAGTAGGTTATCACTTGTAGTTGTTAAAGTAGTAAACTTACCGGATGCGTGAGTTACTGTTCCAATTGGAGTGTTTTGTATGCTGGCGCCTTGTATTGTTGAATTAAATAACGCTGCACCGCCAACATAGAAAGTAGTACCAACTGTTGCACTACCAACAACAGTAGCACCAGCACCAGTTCTGATATTGCCAGTTACTCCTAGCGTACTACCAACGGTTGCTGTGCTATTTACTGTAAGTTGATTTACAGTTGCATTAGCACCTACCACTGCTGTTGTTCCAACGGTAATATACGAATTTACTCCCAGATTGCCAGTTGACATTCTAGCATCTGTAAAGATATTTCCTGTTGTGTAAACGCCGCCTGTAATATTTGTAAGAATCATTTTACCGTTTACAATATTACCATTAAAGAATGTTAGGTTGCCTGTAGTATCGATATTTCCAGTAAATGTTGCAGCGCCACTAATAACATTTGCGCCGTTCAGTCTAAGATCACCGCTGGATGCATTTATATTTCCAGTTGTAGTGATATTACCTTGAGTATCAATTCTTCCAACAATATTTCCCCAACCACCTACCCACAGGTTACCTGTAACAGAAGCACCTCCATGGCTTTGTAGTGTGCCTGTTCCGTTACCGGTTGTAGGAGTAACGTTAGCTAAGATAATACCGCCTGCTTTAAATGTACCATAACTGTTACCAGTAAAAGTATCTGTACCAAGTGAACCGCTGTCATACCATTCTAAATAACGTTCGTCATGACTAAAAACTAGTGCAGCGTTTTCATTCTGTGAGCTATACCAGTGAAAGCGAATGCCGATGTCCTTGCCATCATCAAAAGTCCAAGGCTCACTGATGTTGGCAGTATTGGCAACGTGTAACTCTAAGATGTTATCGCTGGTAATAACATTGTTTACACCCACATAATCTACGTTGCCCGAAACTACTAGGTTTCCAAGAACAACTAAGTTGGAGCCAATTTGGCTTGCTCCTGTAGTGGTAACAGAGGTAAGCGAAGCATTACCGGCAGATATATCTCCTCCAGAAGTTATACCCCCAGTTAGCGTCAATGCTCCGTCGATGATATTACCATTAAGGAAACTGATGTTGCCAGTTGCGTCAAAATCGCCTTGTTCAACAAAAATTTTAACATTGGCCATTGTAGTGTTATAGGTGACATTTTCTGACCCTGTATTCGCTACAACAGGAACTACGCTTTCATACGTGTTTAAACTTGCTGATCCTAAACTAGGTAATTCTGATATTTTTACTGCCATTTTTGTATACCGTTCATATATTTATAGTGTTTTTTAGCATGCGCCTTCCAGGATGAACACAGTCTGTGCATTACGTCCCACGTACATACCCTGTTCACTGGTTGCTGTTGGAGCGCCGCCGCCTGAAGTTGTTATAACGTCTTCACTTACTTCTGTTATCAGTAAGTTCGCAGGAGTATTGCCGCTAAATGGGTCTTCTGTAGCAATGTCTTCTGGGCCTTGGCCGCGAGCATATATAAGCGTACTTTGCATGTATGTGATACTTGGAATTAATTCGTATCCAATTCCGGCTGTAGTTAACACATTACCTGACAGGTTAGAGACAAAACTGTGCTCAGTATAGGGAATTTGTTCTCTTATGCTAATATCTGTAACAACACTGCCATTTGCATGGGCATTTGCTCCTGTACCCCATGTTCCGCGGCGAATTTGGCTCAAAGTATTTGTACTGTCGTCTTTTTGATAGTAAGTTATGCGTTCACCGTTAACTATAATCACGCCAGGATTTGCTCCGTATGGTACAGGATTTGCTAGTTTGCTACTGTCACTTACACTTATTGTATTACTGGTAATAGTTAAGGCATTGGTCAGCGTTACAGTTGCATCACAATCAAGACGATAATATGAATAATTGTCATTCATATCTTTAAACATCCTAAACTCAAATGTTGTGTAATCGCTTTGACTTAGTCTTGCAAATGCACGTGCCGGACTAGTATTTGCGCCGGTAATTGTCACATTCGGTTGTGACTTATAAACTGATCCTGGAGTTATAATGGAAATTGAAGTAATTGCACCATTAGCGTCAACACTACCCACAGTGGCTGTTGCTCCGCCGCTACCTTCTACAATTACTGAAATGTTAGCGACATTGCTGTCATATCCCAGGCCACCATCCACAACTTGTATGTTTGCCACACTGTAAGCAGTTGCATTAACCCAGGTTTGATACCCGGAAGTTGTGCCGCCCACTGCTAGTGTATATACTGTTAGGTCTAAGGTATCAAATACACGCCCAGGTATTAATTCCTCTGGAGCATGAGAACCAAATGCACTGTATGGATTTAATGGGTATAACATTAAGTTGTCTATACTAAAAGAACTACCTGTTGTTATTCCTACATTAGATATGTAGTAAGCACCGTCATTCTTAATTACTGTACCTCGGGGATAATAAGTATTGGCCTGCCATTCTAAAACTTGTTCACTGATGTAAGGACCACCGTCTACTAGAATATCTTCTGGTTTAGTTCCTAAACTAGTGTCGGTATAATCACTTGTAATCGTAGTATCTAGTATGGTTTCACTTATAATATAAGTACCGTCTGCATCAATTTGCAGAGCATCAAAAGCACTCGAATCAAAGTTTCCAATATCGAAGCCGCCCGCATCAGTAAATAATGGGCCTTCGACGCCGACTCCAGGATAGTCTATACCTGTCTGTAATAGTCCAAAATCTTTTCCAGGTTGGCCGGTTTCGGCTACGTAATAACTTTGAATCCTGTCATTGGCAGTTCTAAATCTATTTCCATCATAGAGTTCTAAGTTTGTACCGCTAAATGTGGATCCTGAAGTAAATGATGTCGTGGCTTGATAGGCAACGTTTGAATAGGTAATAATGTTGCCGGCACTATAAGATGTATTAGCAGTCCATACTAATACTTCAGAACCGTATGTAATTCTATCATACGCTAAAGTAGTTTTTAGTTTTCTAGTAACATCATTTTTTACTATAGCGTATGCTGTGGCGCCAGATCCGCTGCCTCCTGAAATTGTAATATTGGGTTGTAAGACATAATTAGAGCCTGGGTATAATACCTCAATGCGTGTAACTGCTCCATTAGTGATCAATGCCCTTGCTACTGCATCATTTCCTATATTACTGCCTGTTACTGTTACGTTAGGAGTACTTGTATATCCTGATCCCCCATTTGCTACAGTAATTTCTTCAATGTAGTATTGATAGTTGTCTCTCCAATCTTTGTACTGCAACAAATTGTTTCTTGCATTTATATCTTGTGCATAGTCGCTTGTAGGACTTCTGTATTGCTGAAATACTGGGTCGTAGTATGATGGTACATCAAAGTCTGTGGTATAACCGGTCCAATTATCGTTGCCTTGATAGTCTACAATGAATTCCCTGACTTTTGTATGATAGGGTTTTACTTCCTCAATATAATCTAAGTAAAAATCGGTGTCATCTTTAAAATAGATTTGTGGTTGGTTTAAACCGTCTATTTTTTGTACAATATCAACTAGGCTAGTCTTAAAGACCCAATCCAAACTCTTTTGTTCTTGTAAGGCTTTATAAATTAAAGCAAAGAATAATTCTAAGAAGTCTGGGCCCAGTTCATTTACAAATAAATCTTGTTTGACTGCTTGTATTAATTGCCTTATCTCTAAACTTGGGTTTTGGTCATACCTTGCGCCGTCAAATAAGTCGTTGTCATAACTCATAGCGTTGTTAGGTAAGTCCCACAAGCTGTCTAAAAACTTTATAGTACCATTTTCAACACCGACTGTAGTTACAACGTTAGGGAATATTTGCAATAAGACCCATTGGTTCTGTCCATTGTTTAGAACTTTTACAATATCTTTAGAACGCAATTGTGTTAAAGTCGATAAATCTGCAAAAGTATTGATTGTATAATTTGGAACAGTTTTTGCTGTAAATCCAGGAGCATACCAATCTATATACTGCCAATAATCGCTTGTTCTATAACTCTGAACGTCAGTTAACAACCACGTGTTGTCGGACTGTTTTGTATATATTGTCCAAAGGTTACTAACTGTCCTATCATTTAAAACAAGAACTTTATAGCCAACTGGTTGAATAATGATGTTAATATAAGTTAGCTCGTCGTAAGTATCTACAGTTAAATTGTAGGCCCCAGAATTAGAATCGGGAATAGTTTCGCCGTTACCGCCTGCTGTTAATACACTGCCATTAAGTAAAGATAAATTATAACCTTCACTCATTAAGTACTTGGCAAACACACTGTTAACAAAAGTAACAAAAGTTTTTACTGCAGATTCTCTTTCAATGTACATGCTCTGCCTTGGTCTAATATCAATACCGTAGCGTTCTTGTACACCAAGTGCAGGATCAGGAACTGGGTTTCCAAATTTATCTAATCCTGCAAGACTGTCAACTAATTTGTTATATATAGAATTAGGAATTAAATTCTCATTTCCGCCAGTTTCAGATACCAGCGCATATTCGCTGTGAATTATGGCAGTATTGTCTGCTGTCTTATAACTTAAATGAAAAATTGTGTCTCTACCTACAGTCTTGTTTTGGACATTGTAAAGAGACACAGAATCCGGTCTTATTGCTGCGTAGTAAGGAATAAGACTAGATTTTGGATCACTAATGTATCCTGCAATAGAAGTTGTAGGTATTGTCCTACCAAATAAGTTTGCAGTTACATTTGTTTTATTTTTAACCCAGTAATAATACCTAACTAGAGTTGTGTTAGATTGCGGATCAACGTATGAAATTGTTGTGTAAGCACTGTTGTCTGGATACTTAGGCTCGCCGTCGCCACCTGTTTCTACATAACGACTCGGTGGATAATCACTCTCTACCCATTCGTAGACATCAATACTACTTCCAGGAAAAACTCTGCCCCAGTTTGTTGTCCTGTATAGTACCGAGCCTTGCTCGTAATCAAGAAAACGTACTGTGCTCAGATCCCACCAAACTTGTCCAACACGTTTATCTGTCCAATAAAATTCAGGGTCAATGCTAACAGTATCTAATGTTCCATTATTATAAACTGCTGGATCGTAGTCAACTTTGTATGTAATATCTTGCTCAGCTACACCAAGAATCTTTCCTTTAACTGGGTCAATAAAATCTAAATTATCTATAATTAACTGATTTTCAGCACTGTATGTGTAACTCTTAATAAGGGCTGTAGTATCAATTTTTGCTTCTTCGTACCTATACAGATCCCAACCGTACAAATTATCTGGATTAACAAATAATGCCACTGCGCCTGCGTTCGTTTCGAATGTGCTTTCATTCTTTGCACCAACGTAGATTTTTTGATTTTGTAAATCAAAAGCACTTCCAAATTTCATGCCTTCAGTAATATTAAAATCAGGGGATGTTATATTACTTGGTTTTAATTGTTGAACGTAAGCAAATTGGCTTGGATTGTCAATATTTTCTCTACTATCACTTAGTAAATTAAAGATCCACACGGCGCCAGAATCCACTTCATCCTTAAATCTTGTGCCATTGGCATCAAAAATTGTTTCAAAAGTTGCAAGATCAAATGTGGTGTCTGCAATAGTAATCGCTTCTGTACTACCGATAGCAAGTCTTTCGCTGGTATTATCTATTAGCACACGTTGGCCGAACTGGTCAAATGCAAAGTTTGTTGGGTTTAAAATAATTTCAGTTTGCGGGAATACATCTAATCCTAAATCAGTTAGTGCAGATCCGGTGCCCGGTAATACACGAAGTTTGTCAGTAGAAATTGTTCCGCTACTTACAATACTAAGGTATCCATTGGCGTTAGAAGCAGTAACTCCAGGAACTTGTTTATTATTAATATCAGATACTACTTGTGTGAGCGATGAACCAGTAAAAATTACTTCATAATCATTTAGTCTAATGCTGTCAGCAGATGTTACTGTTGGATTTTGTACCTCGCCAGTTATATTACCGTAAATCCGTCCTTGATTCAATAAACGATAAACTGCACCAGTTTGAAATTTTCCTGCTGCTTCATTACTGCTATAATAAGGTGCTCCTGCATAAATGCTACAATTATAAGAACATAAATCAACACTATAGCCAAACTGGTTTTCCGCTAGTGGTGAGTCGGCTGCGGTTTCTTCAACTTGATTAAATTCGTCTGTTTCAATTGTAATAATTTTGCCGGCGCCAGGCGCAACTACAAACTGACAGATTGCTCCTGAAAAAATGTAATCAATACCATTAACTTGTAGTTCACTTCCTATATATACTTTGGTAATGCTTACTGGATTACGCACACCTCCAAAATCTGTTTGGCCAGAAATAGCAACAAACTTTTCGATAGATCTATCGTAAACACTAATTGTTCCTGCGCTTTGAAGACTTGTATTACCAACAGTTACATTAGAAGTGGGGGCACCTACAACAACCTGTGCTCCTTCTGTGCTCGTAGCGACACTAAAACCAAAACTAGTGTTTGCAGTTCCGCTTATTGTAGTAATTTCTCTATAGCCAGGGCCGAGTTGTCTAACAACATATGTATCGACCGATGTATTAGCAGTGAATGTAATCCCAAAGGTACTTACTGTAAAATCTCTATAAGGAACAAACTCTGTTGTCGTGTTACTAACTGTAACTAGTTCGGTGCCTGCAGGATCAAAAGTCAGCGTAAAACTAGTACTACCGTCTCCAGTTAATGTATCAACTTCTTCTTCAACTGAAGAATCCCAGCCGTAAACAATTACCTGATCAGTGTCTGGGGCGCCCACATAGAGCCATTGGTAGTCAGAACTCATTGCAACACTGTAACCAAATTTTCTTGTGTCTACATTACTTGCACTTAGTATCTGATTTAAGGCCAATGCTCCTGTAAAATCTCTAGTGTAAATGTAAGTATAACCTTCTCCGTTTGTTCCAGAATCTGGTGCGCCGACTGCAACAACATTGTTTTGGCTTTCTAAACTAAATCCAAAACTCCGCAAGTTACTAGAAGATCCTGTAATAGTTCTGTCAAGACTTAGTGACCCGCTTCCAGATTTTTTATAGTTTACAGCAGATCCGATATTTCCATTATATCCCGGTTGTCCAACAATTACAAAATTATTATCTGTACTAATTTTTAAACTAGAACCAAACAAGCCATTTGTAAAATACTGGCTTTGTGGTAAACTAACGTTGGCACTCCACGGCTCAGTCTTATTGTAGACACCCCATTCGCTATCTATTGTATTCTTGTTAATCCAGATTTTACTATTAACGGCCCAACCGTCTATTGGAGTCCAAGAATTAATTTGTGTTGCATAGTCATATCTTAAAGATTGCAACTTATAGGCTGGTGCATCTACACTTGCTCCGCTAAACCCGTTAAGATCTAAATCTGTTTCAATAGTAAATGAGTTCAATCCATTTACTTCTAAAACTTTATAAAATCCTGAAAATTGTTCAGCATTTTGTAACACTATTACATCATTTTTACTTAAATTATGAAATCCACTTGTTAAACAACTTACTCGGCCATTGAGTGCATTTCCAATTTCAATTACAGAAGCATGGATACTGGTAACATAATAAACATTCCAGTCCTTGTTAAAGTCTACTGCGGCCCAAATAGTTGTTCCTGATCCAATCTGGTTAATATTAGCGTTGAGAGTGCTAAGGTCATTTAAGTTGAATAATGTATAGTCTACATCTTCTATGTTAGGAAATCCAGCAGTCAGTATGTCATCAGTTCTAGGTGTATTGTCTGTTCTTGTTAATAAAAACGGACTAGAAAAAGGTATAGTTGTTGTCCTATATAAGTCATCGGGCCGTGTGTAAATACTACTGTAGGTAATCGAGTTATTGGGATTTACGGTCAAACTTGTTGGATTGCTTAGGAAATAACTTTCATCCAAAACTATTTCAACTTCTTGATTAGTTTCTAAAGCACCATAACTACCGACTCTGAATGCCCATTGTTCGTTTACATCAACACCTACTGTAGGTGTATAAGGATCCTGACTTACTTGTGCCAATGAATTAATAGCATTCCTTGTTCCTTTTTGCTTAATGTAGCCTTGGTATAACTTAACCTGACTTGCGTCGTTAACACCAAAATTGCTTAGATAAGACCTACTTCTAAAGCCAATCAATCCGAAACCCAATTGGTCATCTTCTGACTCGATGTTAACTTTGTTAGTGTCATAAAAATCAGTGAACTGACCAGCGTTGAAACTAAAGTTCTTTAAAAGACCTGTTTTTATTGCATCTTTATCAACTGGATTCCAATCAGTAAAATTAAATTCTACTGATCCGGGCACATTTTCTTTTGCAGCATAATAAAAGGTTTTGTATTCAACGAGGTCACCTTTAAGGTAGTCTTTATTTTGTCTCCATTCGGGTACGCCTGGCTCATTGTAAATGTATCCTGGCGCATAAAGACTTCCTGTCCACTCGCCTGTTTTTTGTCCAATAAGTTTTAGTTTATACTGACGC